GTTCAGGTGGCCAAATTCAGTAAACCACTTCAAGAATCCACTCTGTGCACATTGAAGCCCGCTCTATGCTTTCTTTCAGGTATTGAAGGGATTGAGATGGGCTAAGCATTATTGGCCTCCTGCATCAGGAGAAAGACAATCATGGCGGCGCGGAGAGGTCTGGTATCAAATATTGGGCTTACGCCTTTTGCATCCACACACCATTCAGTTAACTGGTCTAAGATAGAAATCCTGTATTTCTCAATAATCGGCCATGAAGCGCTCGGATCATTGCAGTAGTCAGGCAAATGATTTAATGGCTCAAAAGTTGTATCAGCATTTCCGTAATACCATTTGTTGGTGTTATTCCCTGATGTTTCCGGTTTACTTGCCCAAAGGCCTTTAAAAATTATGTCTCCTACCATTCTGTTAATTTCAAAATCACTTAACTGTGAATAATCCATTGTCATTTCCTCGCACGATATCTTAGCCACCGGATATCCCACAGGTGGGCTGTGTAATTGAAGGTTTTTACGTCAGATTCTTTTGGGATTAGCTTGCGTTTATTTCTGGAGCGTTTCGTTGGAAGGTATTTGCAGTTTTCGCAGATTATGTCGGTGATGCTTCGTCGCTGTCGTCTCATGCAGCCCTCCTGACGCCCTGCCCGATCGCCATCAATGCCGCTTTGGATACGGTAGTAAACATCCGTCGAGGACTGATGAACGGTCGCCAAATCAGCAGCATGGAGCCTTTGCTGTTTCCCTTCTTCTCCAGCCCTGTCGATGGTTCGATAAAATTAATCCGTCCATCAGTGATAATACGAACTTCGTCAACACTCTCCAGAGCCTTGCTGAACCATCCGACAGACATATCCTCTGGCACAAGCATCACTACCGTCTGTCGCTGTTGTATACACTGCTCAGCGGCTTTTTCCACCCACGGCCTGATATTGCTGTACGGTGGGTTATTCCAGATTGCACCGTGGCTTACCCACTCAGAATTGAGCGCGTCGTCGTCCTCAGTTAGCCAGTGAGCGCACAGAGCATTTTTGTCGCTCGCTGCCGAATCCAGCCAGAATCCAAACTCAATATCCAGTGCATCAAAAAGCCAAAGCGGCGTTTGCCAGCAGTCCTTGTCGTGTGCTGGCGTATTTGATTTGATAGTCATGCAGCCCGATCTCCCCATCGCGCTTTCCATTCGAGAGCCAGTCGCGCTTCGTCTGACCACTTAACGCCACGCTCTGTACCGAATGCCTGTATAAGCTCTAATAGCTCCGCAAATTCGCTTACACGCATCCTGCTGGTTGACTGGCCTATTACCACAAAGCCATTCCCGGCAAGGTTAGGAACAACATCCTGCTGCTTTAATGCTGCGGTAAACACACACTTCCAGCTTTCTGCATCCAGCCAGCGACCATGCCATTCAACCTGACGAGAGACGTCACCTAAGCAGGCCCATAGCTTCCTGTTTTGGTCTAAGCTGCGGTTGCGTTCCTGAATGGTTACTACGATTGGTTTGGTTGGGTCTGGAAGGATTTGCTGTACTGCGTGAATAGCGTTTTGCTGATGTGCCGGAGATCGAATTTCAAAGGTTAGTTTTTTCATGACTTCCCTCTCCCCCAAATAAAAAGGCCTGCGATTACCTGCAGGCCTGTTATTAGCTCAGTGATGTAGATGGTCATCTTTTAACTCCATATACCGCCAATATCCGTTTCATCGTGGCACTCTGGCGACACTCCTTAAAAATCAGGTTCGTGCTCATCTTTCCTTCCCGTTCTTCCTTGGTAGCAAACCGGTAATACACCGTTCGCCAGACCTTACCTTCGATAACCAGAAGACCTGCCCGTGCCATTTTAGCCGCGGCCTGATTTATGCTGGTTACTGTTGCGCCTGTTAGCGCGGCAACGTCCGGCGCACAGAAGCTATTATGCGTCCCCAGGTAATGAATAATTGCCTCTTTGCCCGTCATACACTTGCTCCTTTCAGTCCTAACTTAGCTTTAATTTCTGCGATCTTCGCCAGCGCCTGAACACGATTTAGAGGTCTGCCGCCCATGACAGGAAGTTGTTTTACTGGTTCAGGTATCGTCTCACCACGGTTAATTCGCGCTGTCATACAGGTCAGTTCATCGGCAGCCTTGCGTCGTAATTCCGCGTCAGTCAGCGCATTGGCCCGCATGTTCTGGTACAGGTTGGTAACCAGCCAGTAGTGCGCGTTCGATTTCCACGGATAAGACTCTGCATCCGGATACAGGCCTCGCTTCCGGCAATACTCGTAAACCATATCAACCAGCTCGCTGACGTTTGGCAGTCCGGCGATAACGGATGCTTCTTCCCGGCACCATGCAACAAACTGCCCGGGTGATGGCAGAAATGGTCGATTCTGCCGACGGGCTACGCGCATTCCTGCGTTAACCTGTTCCATTGTGGTGATCCCGTTTTCCCGGAAAGCCAGAACCCACTGGCGGCGGATTTCGTTCAGTTCGTTCTGGTCACGGTTAGCCAGACTCGCCGGGAAAGTTGCCAGTAACTGGCTGAACACACCGTTGATGATCTGCGCTACCTGCTGTACCTGCGGCTTTTCGTCGTACTGTTCCGGCATGTTGTTGGCGATCCGACGCATCTGCTCACGGTCAAAATTAACCATCTGTGCGGCGATGTTTTTCATAAATCCACCCCGTAAATCCAGTCAGTGTTTGTCAGGTCGAGTTTTGGTTTGCAGGCTGTCACACCTGCCTGTTGCTTGTTACGGTTGATTTCGAGCTGGGTCCACTTGTCGCGGAGTTTGGCCGGGCTCAGCACGTTACCGGACCAGAAGTTGTCCTGGCATGCCCAGCGGAACAGTACACACATGTCGCGATGGTTACGTCCGTCACGTTCACGCATCAGGCGGATATCGTTAGCCCACCCTGCAAAATTCGGTTTTCTGGCTGATGGCGCGATGGTCTTCACCATGTCAAACATCCATTCTGCGGCGGTCAGGTCTTCTGCTGTCCCCCACTTGCTGCCGCTCTGAATTGCAGCATCCGGTTTCACCACAGAAAGGTCGTTTTCTGGCTGGTCAGAGGATTCGCCAGAATTCTCTGACGAATAATCTTTTCTTTTTTCTTTTGTAATAGTGTCTTTTGTGTCCCCCTGTTTTGAGGGATAGCAATCCCCCAATTTGAGGGATGTTTTATCCCTCGTTTTAGGGGATTTTCCCTCGTTTTGAGGGATACACCATTCTGAGATGTTTTTATTTGGTCCAAACATGCCGCCTTGCTGCTTGATAATATTCATTCTGACGAGTTCTAACTTGGCTTCATTGCACCGTTTGACGGGTAACTTTGTAATCTCGCTAAGTTGAGAATCGGTGATTCTGTCCATTGGTTTATTCCATCCATAGGTTTTACGCAGAATGGCAAGCAGCACTTTAAACTGTCGCTTGGTCAGATCTGCGCCTGAATAAGCCTCAAGCAGCATATTTGATAGTCTGGCGTAACCATCATCGAGATCTGCCACATTACGCTCCTGTTTGGCAAAGTTACCTCTGCAGAAGTTGAGTATTTTTGCTGTATTTGTCATAATGACTCCTGTGGATTGATCCAGTAATGACCTCAGAATTCCATCTGGATTTGTTCAGAACGCTCGGTTGCCGCCGGGCGTTTTTTATTGGTGAGTCCATCAAGCGCATACTTAAAAGCCCTGCTAATCGGACTGATGTCTGATGCCATTCCGAAAGCACACAAGACCGAAGCAATAAATCTCCAGTCCGTTCTGCTTATCTTCGATTCATGACAGCCAATCATCTTTGCCAGACCGCGCTGGGTAATAGCTGACAGATTGATAAGTAAATCTGTTTCTGCGCGATCAACGTCACGCTGTGATAGTTTGCTGTAACTTGTTCTTTCCATTTCTTAAGATTTCCAATAGTGAATAGTTAGTTGAAAGGTATGCGTGGAAACGCATATGGCCTTAGTTGGTCAGATATCTTGGAACTCGCTTTTCAGCGACGTAGGACGAATGTCCGTTGTTACAAAGAGCGGATCCGCTTATTAAGCGGCTTTGTGTTCCGGCGGGAACACGTCATCAAGACTGACTTTTGCGCCTAACTTGTTTAGGCACGCAACAAGAGCACGGCATGTTTTAAGGTCTGGGAAGCGACGACCAGATTCCCAATGTCCGATAGCTCCCTGTGTGCATCCAACTGCCTTAGCAAGTGTTGTTTGAGAGATATTCAGTGACTCTCGATATTTTCGTAGGTTGCTCATATGCCCTCCATAGTAAACACGAATAAAAAAATACAATATGTACTTTGCGAATACAAGTAAAAATACACATTGTGCATGGATGGTTCCAGTACAGAGCGTAATAATAAGGACATGAAAATGAAATGGTATGAACTGGCTAGATCCAGAATGAAAGAGCTCGGCATAACTCAAGAGAAGTTAGCCGAAGAGCTAGGTATGACGCAGGGTGGGATTGGACACTGGTTGCGCGGATCTCGTCATCCATCTCTTAGTGATATTGGTGTGGTGTTTAAATACCTTGGTATTGATAACATATCATTCAACCACGACGGGACATTTTCACCTGTTGGCGAATACTCATCGGCCCCAGTTAAAAAACAATATGAGTACCCTGTTTTTTCTCATGTTCAGGCTGGGATGTTCTCTCCAGAACTCAGAACCTTTACCAAAGGCGATGCGGAGAGATTGGTAAGCACAACCAAAAAAGCCAGTGACTCTGCATTCTGGCTTGAGGTTGAAGGTAACTCAATGACCGCACCAACAGGTTCCAAACCCAGCTTTCCTGACGGGATGTTAATTCTGGTTGACCCTGAGCAAGCTGTTGAGCCCGGCGATTTCTGCATAGCCAGACTTGGTGGTGATGAATTTACCTTCAAGAAACTGATCAGGGATAGCGGTCAGGTGTTTCTACAGCCACTAAACCCACAATACCCAATGATCCCATGCAATGAGAGTTGTTCCGTTGTGGGGAAAGTTATCGCCAGCCAATGGCCTGAAGAGACGTTTGGGTGATGAAACCACTTTTATCTACAATTTACAGGGCGGTAAACATTGGCAAAAATAGATGATTATCAGCCAAGCCAAGTAGAAGTTGATAAAGTACTTTATTGTAAAAAAATAGTTAACTTTTCTGGCGTTAAATGGAAACAGAAACCAAGTCGCTCTGATATGTGGCTACAAGCCCATATCATCCCCTTGGATGAGGATTGTATACCTATACAAGGGCTAAAGTTTGAACTGAAATGGAAACCAGATCAGGATTCAGAACCTGATGACCCGATTTCTTACCCTAAAATAAATATTATTGCTTTCTATCATAACAAGAGGGTTTTCGCGGTAGATACCTATCACTTTGACAAACACACGAATAGTTACAAGGTCGATCATCCGAAGTACCAAGATATCATTTACGGTGCTCACTACCATGTATACTATGAAGAAGCTGGATACTATAGTGATAGAATAGCGTTTCCAATCGAAGATGACATAAACCCAGATGACCTGGTAGGGTATTGGAATTACTTCTGTAAACATCTGAACATAACTTACTCTGGGAGAATACCTTTACCGCTTGAAGATGAGTCGGGGCAAATGGGGTTTGGAATATGATGTGCTCAACAGTGATCTCACAACTAGGTTTCGAATGCCATCCAATAGGCAAGACCTTGAGAATTATCAGTCCATTCACTTACTGTGATGATGGAGAGCATGTCGGTGCCTTTATCCGTGAAGTCAATGGTAGGTATTTAGTTAGTGACAGATGCGATGCCTTAATGAATATGGAGGCAAGAGGGATCTCGCTTACCAAAAAACGACTTGATGAGATACGACAATTACTGCTTAAAGAAGGCGCAGAACTCAATGCTCGAGGAGAAATCATTGCTTGGGCAACAGAAAAGGATGTCGGTGCGATTACATCGAACATAATTAGAGCTGGTATACTCGCATCAACTTTGTCGTTAGACTGGTATCAGCCAGTTCAAGCTGAAAAGTTTGAAAGTATGGTTATTGATTATCTATATCACACAGAGCTTAGAGACGCACTTTCTCTTCGTGAAAACGTATATGGCTTGAGTGGACATCAAATTACCGTCCCTGTAACAATAAAAACCGACATACCTAAATACGTTTTTACATCAAGCGTGAAACACGGAGGAAGCTGGAATAGTGCTTACTCATTGCTTGGGAAACTAATTGATCTTAAAGCTTCAAGTGAGGAGTATAACAACAGATTTGTTGTTATAGACAGCGAAGCAATTGGTGATCAAATGCAACAACTCTCCTTACTCTTCCATGAATCAAGCCAAGTTCTACCATTCTCCAAAAGAGAGACTTGGGTTAAGAGACTTGCAGCATAATACAACCCGGCCTCAGCGCCGGGTTTTCTTTGCCTCACGTTCGCCCACCTAAAAACACATAACCAATTATATTTATTGAAAAATAAATAGATGCAACCCACTAAACCACGCAATTCTGATCTCTCCTTACATCGCCGAGGCAATACATCCACGCTAAAAAACAACACTATTAAATACAAAGCGTTATAAAAAACCACGCCAACTTACAACAAATTGTATTGATCTTGTAAAGTACATATCGTACTATTTAACCGTCAGCAGGACGCTGGAAGCCAAATGGAACAGACTGGCAGGCTCTTTAAACAACGTCGACTCTCGACTACGTGGCTGAAAAGCCAGATCACCCAACCACATAAGCTGTGGGATGCAATGCCGAAGCAACCGTCTCAGGAGGAGCTTCGAGATTGCATCGCCAAAGTTTATTCGGGAGGAATCCATGTCCAGAAAAACAGAATTTAAAGGCACCGCAGCTTCTCGCCGTAGAGCTCGTCGCGCAAATCTGCAAAGTCAGGAGGCGATCAGCTCCGACAAGCTACACAGGCCAACCCCTTCACGAGTGGTCTTGCAATGCAAGCTCAAACCAGCAATGAGAGCAGAAGTGATAACTCTGACAACGTTGACCAGAAAATATGAAGGTTCAACTTGTCTTCCGAACGTAGCTCTTTACGCGGCAGGCTACCGGAAATCAAAACAACTGACGGCGAGATGATAAATTCATTTGCTAATTACTTGTTTTTGCCATGCTTATCCTGAGCGATAAGTTCATCCATAAGGCTGTCTGCCTTCCCGGCAAACCTAATGTAGCACTCATGTCTATAGCTTTCAGGGATAACGAAACGGTCGGTATCAGGATATCCAACAGCAGGAGGCCTTCGAACGAGGAGTCCTTTTTTGAGCAATGAAATTGATTCATGAGCGCCCTTTTCCGTTTGTAGCTGGTTATTAGCGGCTACAGCGAATGCCAAATACGCTCTTTCTCCAAGAGTTAACGAATCAAACAAATCTTGCACATATTTTTCTTCTTTAGATTTGCGCTTCTGAGCAGCGAATACCTCAATTCTTTCAGTCACAGCGTGATAAGCGGAATTAACAACGCCGTTAAGCACATAGCTAACGCAAAACAACAGGATGTAATACATCCAGTAATGAGGAAGGATTTCTGGACTATGCAGGTTTATCCATTCTTTTACGCTTACCGGCATAACAATAATCAATATGATCAGGATGATTAGCATATGAATCAACTGTTTAAGTGTCATTCCTTGCAGGAAAAAATGCATTAGTTCCTGCCACCATGAGTTGTTCATCGGCGTTTCTCTTTTGCTCTCTGTAGGGGTGAATTGAAGTGGTTTACTGAATTTGGCCACCTGAACA